CAGCAAACAACACAGTCAATGTGCCATCAATCTGCACTAACTCATGGATAACAGTTACATCGTTAGACCCAAGGTTTCCAGATGAAGAATTAACCAATGTATAACCCTTGCGAGCACCAATGCGTCCATATTGGTCAATCACGCAATTAGAGGCAACCAAAGCAAAGCCAGAAGACAAATCCAATGGAGAGTCTTGCGTATTCAGGCCATAAAAGCCTGGTGCGCTTACGCTGTTACTTTGTAGTGGTGAAGCCATTAAACTGCCTCAAAACTGGTTTCTTCAGGATAACGGGTGCTCTCTGTTGCAATGGCATCAGACAACATCCCACGGAATAAAGCATAAGCCTCTGAACTATTAGTGCCGCCATCCTCACCACGCTCAATCAAAGCACGAGCATAGGCACTCTGAGCAACCAAGTAGTCCAAGACCTTCACAGATGTGCCATCAGAAGCCAAAGCAGCTTGTGGAACAATCACATCAAAGTAAAGTGTATAAACACCATCAGGAGGAGGATAAAGATCAATCTTTGTGTCTCCACTACCATCAACACCGTTAAAACAGTATTGTGTTGGTACTCCTGATGCGGGAGTTGTGAAGTTCAAATTTCTGTTCATCACAGTAAATGGAACATCAGTCAATCCAACATTGTTGGTGACATTGATAGCATCCATTACACGGAACTTCTGACCAACACCAGTCAAAGCGTAAGAAGTAGTGCCACCCGCAGTAGTGACAGTTACTGTTTGGGACAGACAATTCCAAGTGTAAGAGTCTTCAATCTGGCGTTTGGCATCGTTGACAAACTTGCCAATCAAAGCAGAGTAGGTTGTCTCGGAAACAGTAGAAACATTGGTTTCACGCAATCGTGTCAATACATCGTTGACAAGCTCTAAATAGGTCATGTTCTTTGCGCTCCAAAGACTTCAAATGTTGCAATAAAGCTAAAGGTGCTACCAGCTTCAGTCGTTATCTGAATCTTGTCACCCTCTTCTAAAACAATGTAAGCATTGCCATCAAACTGAAGATATTGTTTAGAATTAAAGTTGTATTCAGTCAGAATATCATAAGAAGCAGAAGCACTTACATCGTTCCAGACAACAGTAATGTGTTTTGTCGATCCACCAGTATTGTGGATGTACATGACTGTGAATTTGGCGAAATACCCCGTTGGTACTGTGTAAACAGTAGTCAGCGTAGCGGCTGTGGGTTCAACTCCAACGGATATTGGTCTCATTTATTCCTCTTAGAGATCGCTTTAGCTTTTGCTTTAGCGTCTTCCTTGGACGATGCGCTCCAAGCTCTAAGAGATAATAGAAGTCGAGTAGGCTTTCCATCTTTCATCTCAGCGCCAGGCATATTGCCCATTCGTGCTAAAAAACTAGATCGACGACCTGAATTACCCGTTTTTAAAGGCTTTTTGAGGTCTAGACCTTCAGTTCTTTTGTAGAACTCACGGCCTTCCTCATTTAATCCGCCTTTTGGATTCTGGTATTTTTTTAAGACCATAATGATCTTTCCTTGAAGTGTACACCAGCTTGTAGTGGTAATGCAATAGCTAAATCAAAATCTAAGCCATTTCTTAATCTTTGCATAAGAGTTTCTGGCTTCATATTGACCATTTTTGCAATCTCAGTTGTTGAGCGCAATTTGCCTTCATACATACGTTTCCCACGATCTGGGTCAATTCTTGTATGTTCAGATGGGTCGCCATAAACCTTAGTTGCTTTCCAGATTCTCTGGTAGTCAATTCCTGTTTTTCTAGCAATCTCAGCTAATGTGAGATTCTCACCTTCATATAAGTATCTTTTGCTATTTCTGCGATTATTGGCTTGCTCAATACTGGTTGACCATTTCACATTGTCTGGTGAATAGCCCTTGTCAACATCAATCCTATCAAGACTGTACTCTTTTGAGGGCCTTAGCCCAACATCTTTAATAAATTGATAGAAACCATCGTCACCATGCCATGATGGATGTACGTCAATGCCACGACCGCCATAATTTTTGTAGTCAGGACTAGCTTTTGAATAGCATCTATAAAAAAGATGTTTCCATGTGCCATGAGACAGAATCAACTGATCTACAGTCGACTTGTCTAATGCCTCTGGAATAGTCATTTCTTCTTTGCGGTCTTAGCTGCCGCCTTAAATGCCGCCTCAGTAGGAGCACCTTTAGAACCAACCTTACGCATCTTTTCACTAGAACCAGCCTTTATGCGCTCTCTCTTTTTTGCAATGTTAGCGTAGAGACCTTGTTTCATTTCTTTTTCCTTGGCTTAGACATTCCCGCAGAACTTAATGCTATGGCGAGGGCTTGGTCTTTAGACTTAACTACAGGGCCACCTTTGCCAGAGTTAAGCGTTCCCGCCTTGTACTCTCGCATGACCTTAGAGATTTTGGCCTCTGCCTTAGTCTTTTTCATTTGCTACGACCAGATTTCTTCATCATGTTAGTAGCAGTACGGCTACCACGAACGGGCATAGCTTTAGGCTTACCAACAGCGATCATAATAGCCACAGGCATACTTTTAGCCTTCTTGGGCATCTTAGAGCTAGTCATCTTAGTTTTTCCGTACATCATGGTTTCTCCTTGGTAATAGGGCCACCTGATTTCCACGCATCACAAGTTCTTGCGGCGGCACAGGTGAACTGAAATAAGTCGCAATATCCTAGATCTGCGGCTTTAACGAAATTCTCGTCATAGGACAACTCATTCTCTCCCTCATCCTTTTCTAGTCCACCAATGATGCAATCCATCATCTTAGGAGTCTGGATAAAGGCGGCACAATTGCCACAAAGCATACCCTTAATATCTTCTGTAGGAGCGTTATACATCTTGGCCTTCTTTAGCCAAAATACATCATTCGCTTCATTAGGATTTGGTGGGCCATAACCAAACTTCTTAAAGGCGTTATTTCGGTTCTTCAGATTAACCGATACATCTTGTGTCGCAATAGGACAAACAACGCCAGTAAGCAAGTTCATCTTATGACCTTTGTGGCTACAAAAGAGATAATGCCACCAACAACGGAGGCAATAGCCATTCCTACAAAGAATCCACCTTTGGATTTGTTTGCCATCTCCAAAAGCAATTTAATATCTTGGCGAAGTCCATGAACTTCTGCTTGGAGTGCCTCAACTTGGGCTTCCAGTTTGCCAAATTCTCTTGGGTCAATCTCAGACATTTGCAACTTTCTTTGGCCTACCTAGTTTCTTAACTGGTGGCGCTAAAACAACAGGTTTATCATTGTTCTCGACCACTTCTTCTTGGTCGATTCTGACATAGCCCTGATGACCCTTCATTGAATCAATATCGTGCTGTTGCGTAAATGTAACAGTCTGACCGCTTGCTAAACACCGAAAGGTTGCCATAAGAACTCCGTTAAAAAGGGGGTTTTTAGCCCCCTTTTAGATTAGACCATGCGAACAACAACAATCTTCATTGTTGTAGATGCTAAGTCAACAGGGCCAGTACCTGACTCGTTCTGAATACGGAACTTGACTGTGTTTGCGGCAGAAACATAACCTGTTACTGTCAAACCAACCAAGTCCACACCCAAAGATGCGCCAATGACCATGTCACCCAAGGCCACGCCTGGTACTGTAATGTCGTCTGTCTCACCTGCTCCGTCAGCCAATGATCCAGCGTTCATTGTGCAAGTTACTGCCCATGTATCGCTGAAAAGTCCACGGAACTGGTCTGTACCCCTACGAGATACGACTGCTGATGCGGTTGCCATAATATTTCTCCTAATTAAGTTTAAAAAGTCCCCCCACCATTACGGCAGGGGGCGCAACTGCAATTAGGCTGGTACTGCCAATGCAAAAGCACCAGAAGCGTTAGCAGCAGAGCTAGTAGCGTTGGTACGCAAAGCCTTCACGCCATACAGAGTGTCAGCAGTAAACAAAGTACCGAGGTACTCTTGCTTGTACTGAGTCTGTGAACGGATGCCCAACTGCTCAACCAACACCATAGAGTCTTTGTGACCCATCAAGCAGATACGGTCAGCGCCAGAGTTACCAGCACCAGTATCAGCGTTAGATGAGGCAAAAACAGCCATGCCGTACAACTGACCGATTTCACCATTGCGAATCGCATCGCCGTTACCAACGAATGCTTGCTCGGTGTAACGAGCCAGACCCATCAAGGTGTTACGGCTTGAAGGTGGGATCAGGAAGAAACGACCGTCCATAGGAATGTCGTTGTCGTCCAAACGCTGAATGGTGCGGCGGATAGCGGCATCAGTCAAAGCGGCGGCGTTAGAGGATGTGCTGTTATAAGCAGTTGTACCATCAGAACCAATGAAGGCTTTGGTGGTTGTATTGCTTGTAGCATAGTCATCAGTACCGACAGTAGCGCCGTTGAAAGCACGACCCAATTGAACCAAGTCTGTATCAATGCGTTTAGCTAAGGCATAACCTGCGTCTTCTGTGTAGAAAGAGCGCAAAGATGTCAGAGCTTGCACTTCAACGATGTCTTCGATCAAGCGTGAATACTCATAGTGCTTGTTGATCAACACTTGAATATTTGTATCGCTTTCGGCAATCAAAGTCACAGCATCAGTAGCGGCCTTCAAAGAAGCAGAACCACGAGCGGGGCTAGGGATATTGACGGTGTCACCCTTCTTACCTTTGAAAGACATCTTCTTGACCAAATTAGCCAAAACGAGGTTCTTTTTATAGGCGGCAACAATTTCATCACTCCAAATCTCTGGAATAAAGTTAGCTGCGGAAGTAGTGGTTACACTATTTGTGGGGGAAAAGGCGGTATTTGCCATAGTTAAATCTCCAAAAAGTTAAGTTTACTTGACCCGACCCTCTTGATACGCAGTCATGATTTCATCAGAAAGCGCCTCATAGCGAGAAGGATCTTGCATTTTCAGCCGAATAAGGTCTGCCCTACGATAGACCCTCTTTGATGATTCTCCAGAACCACCCACATCAACCCCCGCCGCTTTCAAGTTCTGTTTGCGAGTTGCCTCACCAGCATTGCTTGTTTGCTTCTGTTTTACAGAGCGAAGTTCTTTGTAAGTAGATAACAGTTCATTGGCTGAATCATAGTCGAATTCTGCATCAGCTTTCTTAAACAAATCAATGCGTACTGGGCTAGATTTAACCCAATTTGCAAAGTCCTCGTTTTTAGCAATATCGCCAAAATCAGGATGTTCTTGTGCCAACTTTTGCTGAATTTGCGCCCTTTTCATCTCTAGCGTGGCTTGACGCGCCGCAAGGATGTCTGGGTGACTATCAACAGTTCTCTGTACTGCCTTCTGTGGATTCTCAAAGAAATCTATTTCAGGCTCTACATCTCTAGTCTGTTGCTGTTGTTTAACAGTGAGGTTCTGCCTAATGAGTTCATCAGCGAGCTTTCGGACTTCTCCGACCTCTTGCGCTTGCTTGCCAATTAGCTTTTCAGCCTCTTGGTGCATACGCACGACTTCATCCAAACTTTTATCCCGATATTTTTCTGGGAGTTCTGGCCTCTGTTGTTGCTCTACCGCTTCAAGTTCATTTGGCTCTTCATCAATCAACATACTTTTTCCTTTTTCCTGCCGCTTTCGGTTGTAGGAGATTCAACTCGGCATAATTGCTTATGAGTTGAGTTTGCGTTCAGAATTCAACTTGTCGACATGGCTCTTTCCAAATTTGGCATAAGCCGATGGAAAAGAACCAGACCATCCTTCAAGTCGAAACGCTGGCGCAGATAATGAGCGTGTTGCATTTGCACCACACTCACACATTAGACCCGTTGCCTCATAATCAACGAATCTCTCTGTCTTGTGTCCGTTTTCACAGACATAATCATAAAATTTCTTCATATGCTCTCTCGCTGATCTCTTTAAGATTTTTCAGCCAAGTAAGTATAGATAGCTCACCTTTTTTGAATTGTAGGTCTTTTTCGGTATCTATCGTTGATATATTATTTATAGAGGCAATGATTTTGTCAATATCTTCGATTAAATCTTTCCAACCCTCGGTAGACATCATGTCAAACCGATCTGTATAGTACTTTTCGAGTTCTGGAGTCATACGTCTTCAGCGCTTTCAAACTCAGGCTCTGGAGTAATGACTTCAACCCACACCTGCCTCCAAACACCATCAACCTGTATTGGGTCTGCCTCTTGAAGCACCATGCCCTCTAATGGCCTCCAGCGAGGCGTTGGGAGAACCAAGGGAATGCCCTCGGCCTCCAGCAGTGCTACGTTAGTATTGGCAGGGATGCTTCCGTCTGCGTTAAGTAAAAATTGTTTTGGCATAGTTACCTCAGAAGAATGTCACAACTCGGATGTAGCCATTACCGCCATTACCGCCAGCGCCAGAGTTAACTGCGTTTCCAGCGCCGCCGCCACCACCGCCTCCACCTGGATAACCTCCGTTGCCGCCAGTGCCTCCAGTTGTAGTTGTAGAGCCACCACCACCAGCGCCATCACCGCCTACAAAATAAGTAGGGGAATTACTACCATTTCCGCCAACACCGCCGCTCAATCCTCCAGAAGTCCCGCCGCCTGCTACTGTTGCAGAATTTGTTGTAAGCAGTGAGCCGCCTACACCACCTCGCTGTCCGTTTTGAGTTGTTGTGCTTGCTGCGGCAAAACCGCCAGCGCCACCACCACCAGCAGGTCGATATCCGCCCCTACTCCCCGAGCTTCCTGAAGCACCACCGCTTGCAACATATGCAGTAGAACCTAAAGCAACTTCACCTAAAGCGCCTCCGCTTGCCCCGCCTGATTGAGATGTTGTAGCTCCTCCGTTGCCGCCTGCTGCGCCTCTAGCTACTGCCCATGCCCCAAAAGATGAATTTCCACCGTCCGCGCCTGCGCTTCCGTTAGTGTCATCTGCTGTTTGAGCCGCACCGCCAGTACCACCAGCACCAACAGTGACTGTTTCAGTGGAGCCAAGGGCATCAGCAGGTATCCATAATTCAGTTCTTCCCCCACCACCTCCACCAGCACCTCCAAAAGCAGCAGTTGCGGTTGATGCGGCAGCCCTACGCCTTCCAGAGCCACCACCTGAACCGCCACCAAAAGCCAACACATAAACCAGCTTCGCACCTGCGGGTTTTGTCCATGTAGATGTTCCTGTGCTGGTGAACTCTTGAATGTCTGCGGAGGAGATGCCACTACCACCACCTGTGATGGCAACCGTTACAGCACCGCCAGTGTTCGTGGCTGTTACGCCAGCGCCTGTAAAATCAATACTAGTTGCTGCGCTTGTGAGCGTAGAACCTTCGTCTTTGACTGTTAGTGAACTGCCAGCCGCATCAATGGTCTGGTTTGGAAAAGAGCCTGTAATTGTGATATTTGTGCCAGCAACTAAAGACGGTGTAGCAGTTCCAGTACCACCATTAGCAACAGCCACTATTCCAGTAACATTAGACGCAGTTCCTGTGGTGTTTTGGTTCAATGTTGGTACATCAGCGGCTTGAATGGTGGACATGACCACATCTGTGCCATTACCACGCAAATAAGAACCGCTAGTGACAGCCCCTGCAAATGCGTTCATTGCGCCTTGTGCAGTAGTTGTTCCAGAGCCACCATTGGCAATTGCTACAGTACCTGTAACATTAGATGCTGTACCAGTTGTATTCTGATTCCAAGTAGGCACAGTTCCAGACAACTGCGAATAAGGCAAACTTAGTGCGCTTAAAGTTGTCAATGTACTGTTGCTAGTAGCTGTGATATTTGTGGCAGTACCAGTTGTATTCTGATTTAGTGTCGGTATGTCATTTGCAACAATTGCTCTAAATGTTGGTACTCCAGAAGAGCCATCGGGAGAAGCAAGTACATAGTTTGCTGTCTTACTTGCGTAAGGGTTTAGAGTATCTCCATAACCGCTTGCAAGACTAATTGCTGGGGTTGCACCACCACTAGAATTTACTGGAGATGTCCCTGTTACCGATGTAACTGTTCCATTGCCTTTATTGTTAAAAGTTGTCCAATCGGCAGAACTTAGAACACCTCTATTCGTTG